AGTTCAAACGTTCTAAGTGTTACTGGGAATATTTCATGTAGCAACTATTTTGGAAATGGAACTTTATTAAACGGATATAGTAATACAACTACTGGGTCTGCAATTTCAGTTGGTACTTCACCAACTGGTATAACCACTGGGTATGGGTACATTTGGGTGGCTAATAATGGTGGTACCACAGTTTCAGTTATTGATCCAAGTACTAAAGCAGTAACAACAATTTCAGTTGGTAATGGTCCATATAGTATAACCGCTGGGTACGGATACATTTGGGTGACTAATTATAGTGGTACTACAGTTTCAGTTATTGATCCAAGTACTAGAGCAATTGTTGGGACTGCAATTACAGTTGGTACTCAACCAACTGGTATAACCGCTGGGTACGGGTACATTTGGGTAACTAGGGTTAATTTTGGTACAGTTTCAGTTATTGATCCAAGTACTAAATTAGTAGTAACAACAATTACAGGTTTTACTAATCCACGTGGTATAACAGCTGGGTACGGGTACATTTGGGTGGCTAATTATGGTAGTACCACAGTTTCAGTTATTGATCCAAGTACTAGAGCAGTTGTTGGGTCTCCAATTTCAGTTGGTGCTAACCCATATAGTATAACAGCTGGGTATGGGTACATTTGGGTGACTAATGGTGGTGGTAACACAGTTTCAGTTATTGATCCAAGTACTAGATTAGCAGTAACAATTACATCTGGAATTGGTACCTCCCCAGTTGGTATAACAGCTGGGTACGGGTACATTTGGGTGACTAATTATAGTGGTACTACAGTTTCAGTTATTGATCCAAGTACTAAAACAGTTGTAAATACAATTACAGTTGGTACTACCCCAGGTGGTATAACAGCTGGGTACGGATACATTTGGGTGACTAATAATAGTGGTAACTCAGTTTCAGTTATTCAGGGACAAGGAATACTTACTTCGTCGGATGTTACTACTGGTACACTTGAAGTTACCAATAAAACAACCATGAATGGTGATCTAGAAGTGGTAAACAGTTCATTACGTGTAACTGGTCCAGGAACTATAACATGTAGTAACTATTTTGGAAATGGAACTTTATTAAACGGATATAGTAATACAACAGTTGGAACAGCAATTACAGTTGGTACTAACCCAGGTGCTATAACAGTTGGGTATGGGTACATTTGGGTGACTAATTATACTACCGATACAGTTTCAGTTATTGATCCAAGTACTAGAGCAATTATTGGGTCTCCAATTTCAGTTGGTAATGGCCCAAATGGTATAACAGCTGGGTACGGGTACATTTGGGTGACTAATAGTCTTGATAACTCAGTTTCAGTTATTGATCCAAGTACTAAATTAGTTGTTGGGTCTCCAATTTCAGTTAATAATCAACCAGCTGGTATAACAGCTGGATACGGGTATATTTGGGTGGCTAATGGTAATTCAGTTAACAAAGTTTCAGTTATTGATCCAGTTACTAGGACATTAGTAACAACAATTTCAGTTGGTAGTTACCCAATTGGTATAACTGCTGGGTACGGATACATTTGGATTACTATTAATACTACCGATACAGTTTCAGTTATTGATCCAAGTACTAGAGCAATTATTGGGTCTCCAATTTCAGTTGGTAATGGCCCAAATAGTATAACAGCTGGGTACGGGTACATTTGGGTGACTAATAATCTTGATAACTCAGTTTCAGTTATTGATCCAAGTGGTACTCCTCCGACAGTAGTATCAACAATTACATCTGGAATTGGTACTCAACCAAATAGTATAACAGCTGGGTACGGGTACATTTGGGTGACTAATCGTAGTGGTAATACAGTTTCAGTTATTGATCCAAGTACTAGAGCAGTTGTAAATACAATTACAGTTGGTAGTTACCCAACTAGTATAACAGCTGGGTACGGATACATTTGGGTGACTAATGGTACTGGTAACTCAGTTTCAGTTATTCAGGGACAAGGGATACTTACTTCGTCAGATGTTAGTACGGGTACACTTGAAGTTACTAATAAAACAACCATGAATGGTGATCTAGAAGTGGTAAACAGTTCATTACGTGTAACTGGTCCAGGAACTATAACATGTAGTAACTATTTTGGAAATGGAACTTTATTAAACGGATATAGTAATACAACAGTTGGAACTGCAATTACAGGTTTTACTAACCCACAAGGTATAACCACTGGGTACGGGTACATTTGGGTGGTTAATGGTTCTGCTTCTCCTCCTGGTCCTGGTACAGTTTCAGTTATTGATCCAAGCACTAAATTAGTAGTAACAACAATTACAGTTGGAATTGGCAATAACCCATTTGGTATAACCGCTGGGTACGGGTACATTTGGGTTACTAATAGTGGTATTGAAACTACAGTTAAAGTTATTGATCCAAGTGGTACTCCGTCAGTAGTAAATACAATTACAGTTGGTAATAGCCCACAACGTATAACAGCTGGGTACGGGTACATTTGGGTATCTAATAATCTTGATGATACAGTTTCAGTTATTGATCCAAGTACTAGAGCGGTTGTTGGGACTGCAATTCCAGTTGGTAATGACCCACAAGGTATAACTGCTGGGTACGGGTACATTTGGGTGGTTAATAATACTGGTAACTCAGTTTCAGTTATTGATCCAAGTACTAAATTAGTAGTAACAACAATTACATCTGGAATTGGTACTCAAACATATAGTATAACCGCTGGGTACGGGTACATTTGGGTGGTTACTGATAATACAGTTTCAGTTATTGATCCAAGTGGTACTCCGTCAGTAGTAAATACAATTACAGTTGGTACCTCCCCAATTGATATAACTGCTGGGTACGGGTACATTTGGGTGGCTAATTTTTTTGGTACCTCAGTTTCAGTTATTGATCCAAGTACTAAAACAGTTGTAAATACAATTACAGTTGGTGGCGGCCCAGGTGCTATAACAGCTGCTGGGTACGGGTACATTTGGGTGACTAATAGTTTTGATGGTACAGTTTCAGTTATTCAGGGACAAGGGATACTTACTTCGTCAGATGTTAGTACGGGTACACTTGAAGTTACTAATAAAACAACCATGAATGGTGATCTAGAACTGGTAAACTCATCAATAAGTTTAACAGGTTCAGGAACTATAACATGTAATACAAGAGTAATTAGTCCAAGTTTTTCTCAACCAAGCCAGTTTTTGGGAACCATGGTCTCTCCGTCATCATTATTTTCTCAGTCGTACACAACAGGAATTAATAAATATATTTATTATTATAATTCTAATACTAATGTAAATTTTCTACTTAGTTCTCTCCCAGTAAACTTTCTTGCCAATAATACTGTAAATACATCAGCAAATTGGACGCTTACAGGTAATCCACTCAATGCGTCGACCCTCCCAGTATTTACAGCTTCTACATCTTCTATAAATAACACAGTTACTAGTTCTGAAATTTTAGTAAAAGTGATGTTTACAACTCCACCAACAATTGTTTCTGGCACAGGAGGATTTAAACTTGTAATTACATTGACACAGGATTCATAATTAGCGTTTCATAGAATCAGTAAATGCTAATAACAGTACTCCCATGATGAATGCAAATACCAAATAGTTACATTCGGTTGTTTCTCCATTAAAAAGTTTTGATAAAGAATTTTCGGGTACTGGAACTGGGACCGGAACTGGAACACTTGGTGGAGGTATATCATCTTCCAGTGGATAATATGAAATCATTTATATATTACTACTTTTTTTATATAGAAACTTCATTCGTCTTCTTTTTGCGGCCGCCTCCCCTCTTTCGGGCTGCTACAACCTTCACCTCTTTGAATTCACCGCCGAATGATTCACCAGATACCGAAACTATATCAGACATGTCATCATCATCGACCTCTACTGGTTCTTCACGGACTGATGAAAGTGGCTTGGTATTCATAGGAGGAGGAGGTGGCATCATAATTCCACCCATGAGACTTGAAATGTCCAGACCTGGACCCTGCATTTCACGTCTTGCGCTTGTCCCGTCGCCACCGCCTCGCATTACGGGACTTGCCATTGGTCGAGCAGTTGTATCCTCTCTAGCACCATTGTTCCGCTGTGTATTTTGAACCGCTGCCATCATATTCTTGACCAAATCGGGGTTTTGTTTCATTACATCATTCATGTTTGGAATTGCCGTCTTAAACATGCTATGCGTCAAGTGAAACATCATACCACTGCCTCCGAGCATCATCATCAACTTAATTTCAGGTGCCACATTCATCTTGGTGCGATACTTGGTATACAGTTCCTCAAAGACCCCATCATAATCATCCACATTCTCCATGACACTTTCAGACCAGCCCTCAAGCATGACATCAAAGGGATTGTACCTCTTGTTGAGAAACTCAACGCCAGTTACACAGGCGATAAGCATTCTTCGTGAAAACTTGATGGATTGTTCAGCTTCAATACCATATATAAGTCGCTTGTACTCTGTACGAATCTCTGAAATGTCAGAATAGGCGGTAAGTCGTTTATTTACATTGAGACCCTTTTTCTCCAGACGAGACAACTTATTGAGAAGATCCGCCTTTTCATCATCAATACTTGTGTACCCAGGAGATGGTGTTTCTTCTGTGGCACCTTGTTGCTGGTACCCGCCTTGTTGCTGTTCAAATTCATCACCTCCTTCCCTCATTTCATCCTCTTCACTCTCCTCGCCAGAGTACTGTGGCCTAGTAGGTGGTGGAGCTGTTCGTTTTCCAGGGTTTGTAAACGCATCCATTTCAGGCTGAGGCTCAGGAGCCCTTCGCATTGGAGGAGGGGCAGGGCGACGACGAGGGGCTGGCTTTGTTGTGATTTCAATCTCATTCATCAGAGCTTGTTCATCAGCATCAAGTTTAAGAACTTGAGTAGCAGGGGCCCGTTCGAGAATTATGTCAGAGTCCATATCTCTTTAATAGGAAAGTATTAATAAATCTTTAACGCGCTTCAAAAAAATATTACAATATACAAATGAAGTTTCGTAAATCCCACCTTTTAATTATTGTCATCGTCATTATTGCATTTCTCGCCTACCGAAATACCAGCGGGTACATGACTGGAATGTCAGGTCTGAATCCATTCCCAGTAAAAACCAATATTTCTGATAGCATGTTTGCCAACTTTTTCTCCAGGATGACCAAATTGGGGCCTCAGCTCAAGTGTAACCCAGGGTCACCTGACGGATTTATTAACCAAGCTGGCGATTTTAGTGCAACCCCAAAGGATGGTTACACCCGTAAAGTTATGAGTTCTTATTACACAGGAGGTCTCCTTCCCGGTGGATACTGTAATGACCAGGAAAGTGTTAAAGGGGCTGTCAATTGGAAATTTGAAGAAGATGACAAAGTTTATCCGATTCTTTTAGGAAACTAAAATAGAGGCAATTAGTAATGGATTGTCCCCGAGAAATCAAAAATTTATATGTAACGTCAACTAGTCGAGACGTGAGCAAGTACCCATACGGAAACTCGTATACTCTTTATCTCTCAACGCCGATTAAGGATATAACGAACGTGGAATTACTGTATGCTTCAATACCCAAAAGCATGTATAATCTAAATTATGGAACTAATGTTATAGGATTCTCTTCAAGTAATGGATTACTACCACTTGAACCAATAATGCATACATTATCACCTGGATTTTACAATGCAAGTTCATCTGGACTTCAACAATCAATTTTCAATGCAACATATTTATCATCTAATGTTAATGTGTCAGTTTTACCTAACGAAGGCAAGTTTTTCTTTACTAGAAATAATGAGTTTCAAATGAATATTGTCACACAAGAATTGACATCTCTTTTAGGTTTTTCATCACCGGGATTAAAGTACTCTAGCAATGCAATGGTGGATTCTAATTACTCTAATAATTTAACTTATAGAAATCTATGGTACATTAAATCAGATTTTGTTGCTGATCTAAATGTACATAACAGTGCTTTTCTTGATATACAAGAACTTCGAACAATAAATAATAGTTGTACACCCCAAGGCAGTCCACTTGATACTACAAATAATAATACAGCAAATAGATCATTTGGATTAATTCCACTGGATGTTGATAGTGGTTCTATAAAAACTTTTAAAAAAAGCATGGACTTTAATAGCAATGTGGATTATCCTTACCCAATTATGAAACTGGATAGGTTAACTATTAGCTGGACTAATAAACATGGTAATTTACTTAGTTTCAATGGGGCGGAAGATAATTCATTCATTTTACGATTTCATACATTACGAAAAAATTTATGTGGATAAGTACTTGTGTCATTGATTGCTAATAAAAAAATCTGTGTATCATATAAATGTCTGGTGGTATCACTCAGCTCGTTGCCATTGGTGCTCAGGATGTCTGGTTAACAGGCCGACCCGAAGTGTCATTCTTTCGTAACAATTACAAGAGGTACACAAACTTTGCCCACGTTGTAAATCGCCAAGTTCTCCAGGGGGCTGTAAATGCATCTGGAATGTCATCTATACGTTTTGAACGCAAAGGTGACTTGTTAAGTTATGTGTACCTAACAAAACGAAATGGTCCAACTCAAAATACATTTACAACTAATGATATTGACCATATTGATTTCCTTATTGGTGGTCAAATTATTGATTCACAAGATGATTTCTTTATAAATAATGTCGCCGACCCACTCTTGTGTTCATCGGAACAAAAGGCGGAATTTACCTTATCTGGTAATACTGGATTATTTTACCCATTTCAGTTTTGGTTCTGTGCCAATTGGCAATCTGCTCTTCCTTTGATTTCTCTACAATTTCATGATGTTGAAGCTCGTATTTATTGGAAATCAAGTATTAACTTGATTCTCACCCCAATATTTGAAGCCTGGGCCGACTTTATTATATTAGACACCATGGAACGTAATAGTCTTGCCAGTGGTGTCCAGAACCATCTTATTTACCAGGTTCAAAAATCAACCGCATCTAAAACAGGTACTCAAAATCTTGTATTCAATCACCCAGTCAAGTTTATTAGCAGTGGAAGTGCTAATATTATTAGTGGTAATACTTATTCAAATACTATGATATTTCAAGTTAATGGTGTTGATATTGGGGAACAGAAAAATTACACACCACATTTTGATATGGTTCCCGCTTATTACACATGCCCAGTTTTGACCACAACACAAAATACAAATGGATTTTTGCTTCCATTTTGTTTGGATACTACAAAACTTCAGCCCACTGGAACTCTCAATTTTAGTCGAATTGATTCAGCCAGGTTAGTAACAAGTAGTACATTTGAGAATACTTTGTATGCAGTCAATTATAATATCCTAAAAATCGAAAATGGCATGGGAGGTTTGATGTACGCCAATTAAAAAGTAAGATACTATTAATAATGCATAAACTTGTGTGGATTGCAGTCATTGTTGTATTTGTATTTTTACTAACATATGATCCAAAGTCTGGAAGACTTGAAAAGTACATTACAACCCCTCGAGTACCAAAAATATCTCCAGCAAGACAGGCACCCCAATGTTCAGAGGACCGGTACTATGAGTTACAGTTTGCCGAAAAGGCTCCACCAGGCGAGTGTGCAGGAAAACCCGTTGAATTTATGGGTGCGATTATGTCAGCATAAAAATAAATTGGATACTTTTAGAAATGTTTGAGATGAACAAGGAAACAATGATGATGGTGGCAATTGCAGTTACCTTGATTGCCACCTTTTATCTTTACAAGGAGATGCAGAAGAACAAACTTGATATTCAGAGGTTATCAGATGTTCCTGTAGCACCTCCAGTTTTTCCTAAACCAATTCTTAAAAAGGTTCCCGCGCAAGCAGCGCAAGCACCATCAGCGGCAACTATTGCGGATGAAATAGAAGATTAATATGTAAATACATAGTAGACTCAATGAGTTACCGTCATGAAATACGGCACAAGGCAATTGTAATTCCAATAATCAAATCGGAAACAGATACCAAGTTTTTGACTGTACGGGACACCAGAAATCAAGAATGGATATTTGTGACTGGTGGATGTAAAAAATCAGAAGTTGATAGCCCATTAAAATGTGGGCTCAGGGAACTTGAGGAGGAGACGAGAGGTGTTATCAATATACGAACAGGTGAGTTTTCAGAATTTCAGTTTGAAAGTAGTTATAGATCACCAGAAGAGACTAAAAAAGATAGATTTGAAGGTATCATAGTTACACTTGTGTATCATGTGTACCTTATAAATGTAAATATTACATTAGACCAACAAGTTAGAATAATTCAAGAATTTCATGCAAACAAGGCGAGAATGGAGATTAATAAAAAGGATGGAGTTCGTATTAAAAAAGCGTATGATGAAAATGATGATATAGCTTTTGATACTTTGGAAGATTTTAATAAAAAAAATAGATGGAAGTTGATTATTACCAATATAATTGAAAATCCTAAATTTTATGATTTAATGAATTCGTCAAATACACAAAATTTTAACATTAGAACTTTATAATGAAGAGTAAAGTTTACTTTGTTAAAAAGTTATGTGAATTACGTAACTTAAATATTGATTCACCAGAGGCGCAAGAATTGTACAATTTAAAAATTGTAGAACTTTTGATTGCAATTAAACAAGAGACTCCTAAGGTACTTGTAGAAGAGGAAGAGGAACATAAGTCACTTGCCGAATTACTTGGCTGTACTTAGAGTTTATAAAACCAGTAAATATAAGAAGAAAAAAATGTTACGAACTTGGTGTAAAACCAATAATTTCAATAATGCACGAAATTTGTCACATGTATTGATGGATGGAGGAATCCTATCTATTCCATTTGACAAATTGCGAGAATTTTATGAGGTCTACATTCAATCAATCAAGGCGAATGAAAAGATTTTTGTAGTTGAACAAAAAACTGAGACGTACAACTTTTTCATGGATATTGATTACAAGGATGAAGAGAGTCTCTCACTTGATCAAGTCAAGTCTATCTGTCAAATCATTTGTGACAAGGTGGAAACGTTTAAAAGTACCAAGTGTATTATATCAGTCGGAGAACCAAAGCCAAAGGATGGACAAATTAAAACTGGTATCCATCTCAATTGGCCGGGACTCGTTGTGAATCAGGCGGGATCTATACAGCTAATGCATCATGTGGTTCATACACTTGAAAAAATTTATTCAGCCAAGGATTGGACAAAGATTATTGATTCATCAGTCTATGGGTCAGTGGGTACCAAAGGCAGTGGTTTTCGAATGCCATGGTCTCACAAAAAAACTCAACATTCAGAATGTAAAGGGGCTGGGTGTACAAATTGTGATGGTGGTAAATTTATAGAAGGTGAATATGTTCCAGTTTTTGAGTACTGTGAAGGACATATTGAGAATATCACACAGGAAATTACAATAGAAAAGTTGCTCATGTCAACTGTAAGAACAACTGAAATAACAATCACTGAAATTCCAGAACTTGTTATCTTGTGCCAACCTATTCCAAAAAAGTTTCATCGCGAAGGTGACTTTACAAATACAGAGTCAAAAAATGAGATTATTAATACAGAACTTTTAGTACAACTTGAAACATTTATAAAAAAAAATATGGAGGGGAATGAAGATACTCGAGTTCTTCAAATTTTTAAATTAAAAGATATTTATTTATTAAAAACTACATCTAGGTACTGTGAAAATATTAAAAGAAATCACAACTCAAATCATGTAAAACTTATTATTAATAACAAGGGTCATATTTTTCAGAAATGTTTTTGTACATGTAAAACAGAAATTGAACGATTTGGATTGTGTAAAGAAAATAACTGTAATCATTCAAATAAACTAAACGATGATGATAAAAAACATGTATTATTTTGTAAAGATTTTTCAGGACGAGAATATGTACTACAAACTAGTATATACAGACTATTATATCCAACTGTGAAAAAAATCTGTAAATTTAAAAACTAGAACTGTTAATGTACACCTACCTGTTAATTCCGGCGCTTTTAGTAATTGCAGTAGCATTTAAATATCATAAAAAAGAAGAGTCGCCACCACCAGAACAACAACTTGATGTTCAAAAATGTATAAAAAAAGCTGAATTATACGCTGATTTTAACCCAGAACTATTTAAAGAATTTGTAAATAATTTAGAACTTTTTGATACTACAAAAGGTGTTGACTATTTAAAAAATGCAGTAAAAAATATTAATGATTTTAGTTTATATACTGATACAGAAGGTTTTGAAGAAGTATTCATAGATGATATAACAAGAGAATTAAAGAAATATACTTAAACAAATTGTTACATGAATAATATATAAATGATATCGATTAGTACACGTACAAGGTCTGGCCGTATTTCAAAACCACCTGACCGATATGAACCAAAAGAAGAGGTTATTGATGATTACAGTGACGAAGATGAAGACTCTGACGATGAGGAAGACTCTGATGAGGAGGAAGAAGAGGACGACGATGAGGAAGACGAGGAGGAAGATGGGGACGACGAGGGAAATCTAAAAGGTTTCGTAACATATGAAAGCGAAGAAGACGAGAGTGAAGAAGAGGCTTAAACATAAAGAATGTATTATTAATAATGGAGATTGATTTACCAGTTCCTATAGATGATTCACTTCCACAACAAAATCAGTGGGTAGAACCTCCTACCGAGGAAGAAATAACACCAGAACCACAACAGCAGTACTACCAACCAGAACCTAGATATTATATACAACAACAGCCTCCAACGCAAATTCAGAAAAAATTTGATATTTTTTCAGAACTTGATAGAACTCACTGGATTATTATTATTGCATGTGTTTTATTAGCTTTTTTTATGGGTAAAAGTATAGCAACTCCCATTATTATACGGGCTGTTGCTTAGAGGGCATAGCCCTCAATTTCTTTAACGAGGGCACCCTCAATTTCTTTACTTAGTAGAACCACCGGTTCCTACATAATTAGGTTTACCGGTTGCTATAAATTCTAACAAGTCATCTTGATTATCGGCTTCTTTAATAAGGATACTTGGTACATATTCCCAATCTTGACCAACAAATGAACCAAGATTACCATATTCAACTCCTTTGGTAAGTGCTTTATTAATCTCTTTCTCTGATGACCAAAGTCTCTTAAATGTTTCTAACCATGTTTCATCTCTAACTTCTCTTTTATTGAAAGCTAGAAATGTAATATAAAAAACAAGGGATACAGCCGCTAATGTTATTAAATTAATTACTATTGAGATGAGACCCATTATTACTTGTTACTCTTATTATTTTTATGAAGTTCCTGAAGATGAACCGGCATCCTCTGGTACCAAATTAATTGTCATACCACCACCACTCTCGAGACGCTGACGCTGTCGCTCCTTCATCTCCTCTGCAATTAATCCCTCCGCCTCCTTGATGAGTTCCTCAATTGGAGCATCAGGCTTCTCAAGCTTGAGTTTCTCAACAATCTCAGCAGGGTGACTAATAGGAGGCTCATCGGGCTTGTTGTAATACTTGGAGTTTTCATCACCGGGCTTGATGAATGGCATGTCACCTGAAGTGGGCTTGGCCATCATATCCCTCTTGCGCTCTTCAAACATCTTGGTTCCAAGAGCCTGATTCTCGCGATACTTGGACATAATCTCCTCGAGCTTGTCATCGTTATAATGAGTATCCTCGATATGGTCACGGTCGGGAGGAATTAAAAGCCACTTGTACATGTCAACCACATAAATGTCAAAGGTGGCATCCTCCTTCTGAAGACGCTTGGCGTGATTTGCCGCCTCATCACGAGTTGAAAAGCATCCATAGATTTTTAGTCCAAACTTTTCACTCTTCTGAGGGCAATCAGGACCAACCACTGACATGCATGAATAAACCTGTCCTGGGACACATGTATATGTTTGCTCGAGAGACATTGTTATTATTACTACGTATAATATCTTTAAGCATTTTACGCAACCAATTTTTTCATCTCAAACTCATTAAATAAATAAAGTTAGATAAGGAATACAAGAGTAATATTGGTAAGAAAAATGGGAAGCTGTTCAAGTAACCAAGTGCCGTTACCAGTCCTCCTAGCCGTTACTGCTATGGATATTATTCAAGAACCAAATGTACCAGTTGAAACGAAAAGGGAAATTGCAAACTTATATGCAGACAAGGTTGGTATGGATGCAGCGAATAAAAAGGGATTTGAGGTACTGGCCACGGAAGGTTCAAGTGCCATGTTTGCACACATGGTGAAGGAATCGGGTGGCGATTATTCTAGAATGATGGCAATGTATCACTAAAAAATTATTTTGAAATTTGTTTCAATTGTATTGTTTGACCATCCACAAATGGACCGTTTATATTAGCACCAGATATCCAACCATATTCATAGTACCAAGTCTGTAAAAAATCAACAGGTACCAATTTAAAAGCTAAATTTGTATCGGTTTTATCAACTTTAATACCTAGTGGATCACCATGTTCATTTCCTCCGACCCATTGACTAAATCCTGGAGGATTGTTGTCTGCACTGTTGAGACTATTATCTAAAAAAATAGTAATTTCCGCCATTTTATATACTTATTTATTTTAATTAGAGATAAATAACAATATTACTGAATGGGAAAGAAACAAAAAATTCCTTTAGCTCTTCGTGAGCAGGTCTGGATTCTTTATTTAGGGGAAACTAAATTTAAACACAAGTGTAATGTTAAATGGTGTGAAAATATGATATCACCCTTTAACTTTGAAGTTGGTCACAATATACCCGAAAGTAAAGGCGGTGCCACAAATATAGATAATCTTCGACCAATTTGTTCAAAGTGTAACAAGTCAATGGGTTCCCAGTATTCTATTGATGAATTTTCAGATCTTTCTAAAAGAACAAGCAATCCCTGGGAATGTTTTAGATGTTCGAAGGTGTAGCCCCTTGAAATATTACGTAACCCATGAGTAAAACTAGTAATATAGAAAGTATCAATGTTACAATAAGGTACTGTTCTCGTTTAGTCTTTGGATCATTTATACACTGAATACCAATTGCGGTTGAAGCAATCATCATGACTGCACTAAGAAGAATTAAAAATATTACCCACCACTCCATTTTATAATACTAAAAGAATTAAATTGTAATATTATAAATGTTTGCAGTGAGACCACCTCCATTGCCACCTGGTCCTAGTATTATAGTACTAATAGCAATTGTTACATTATTAGTACAAAAACGTAATTAAGAATTCTAAACATTATTTAATAAAATGAAGATTACTATTTTTCGCGAGACAAAGGGTACATTCAGTGCAGTATGTTGGTATGCAAAGCAAAAGGCTACCGAATGTGATAATTCTACTATTGAAATGTTTGGAGGTGATAATATTAACCTTTCAATAAATGGACCAGTTACTATTGGGGAACTAACAATTACACCAATTACAAAAGGCGAACCAGTCTCTGGTATAGAATATAGATCTGACCCAAAAATTTATAGAGAACTTATTCTTGAAGGGCCTAATGAGGATGATATTTTAAAGTTTATCAAAGAGGCGAATATAGAATATGACAAAAAGTGTAAACATTTTGAAAAGTTTGAAAAGGATATTGTAGTATTGACATGGGATGGTGGTCATTGGTGTGATGAGTACAAGACTCCAAAACGTTCCAACAAAAGTATTTATCTTCCAGATGATAGTTATCAAAAGGTTCTAAGTGATTTAAATAGTTTTTATAATAATAGTGAACGGTACTCACAACTTGAAATTCCCTATGTGCGAACCTATATGCTTCATGGTCTTCCGGGAACTGGAAAGACCAGTATGATTTATACCATTGCCACTGAACTAAATAAAAATATAGCTATATTAGATTTTTCAGACAAGGATATGAGTGACACGAGTATCCGTCGCGCAGTTTACAAGTTGCCCAAGGATACCATACTTTGTTTGGAGGATATGGATTCCTTGTTTTCAGCTGATAGAAAATCAGACAAGTCAACTATAACATTTAGTGGAATTCTAAATATTTTAGATGGAGTCATCAAAAATACGGGTCTGGTAATCTTCATGACGACAAACTTGTTGGCCAACATGGATGACACGGCAATGAAGAGGCGGGTGGATTATTATTTAAAATTTGACTTGATGAAAAGGGGTCAAGTTGAAAATATGTTTATTCATTTTTTTCCGACACAAGATGTACAAGAGTTTGTATTACTTGCATCAAAACTTCAGTTGACTCCTTGTATTCTTCAAAAGTTTTTCGTGAGACATCTCATGACTGATAACATACTAGAATTTATTGATGAACTTCGGGACATGTGTGAACATGATTACAAGATTGTAAATAATAACACCATGTACATGTAGTATCTAATCTGAAACTTTATTAATTATATAAATTGAAATGATTGCAACTATTAAAATATTATTAACAAGCATTATTAAAAGTTTTTGCATAAATTGTTTTTTTAAATCATTTATATTTTTTATAGAAGCACGAATTGTATCCGATAATTGAGAAATTAATTCATCATTTTCTGCTGATATTGGTTCAGCTGCATTCAAATTTTTTATTAAATTATCAATTTGTACTATTTGAGCATTTACATTATCAGTTTCTTTACAAATTGCTTTTTGTCTGGCAATTTCATTTGCAACATCATCATTATATGCTATTCCAGAAGCTACCATCTGTGTAGTCATTGTAAATAAAAGTAAACCAAATATTGCAGCCATATTACTTATGAATACCGTAGAAAATTATAATCATCATAATAATCATAATTGAAATAACTTGAATATATAAAATTTGTACATCTTGTGAAACTGGTAATACTAATAAAGTGGCAGCAGCTTCTGTATAAGGTGGTATAAGTTTTAATAATTCATTTAAGTTTGTAGTATTAGCGACAGTTAATGTTGTAACTTTTGCTTGCCAGTCCGATGTCTGTGCTAATAAAGTACCTTTAGCAGTATCAAGGTCTTCTTGACCATCAGCTGGTAAAGGTGTTGCATATTTTGTAAGACTTGGACCGACAAATGGAATTCCACTCCATACTATTGAAGACTGAAAATGTCTTTGTATTTGGGCTTCATCAGGGGAACAATTACCACCTCCAGTTGGTGCTGCCATTTATATTATATATATATATAAAATGGCTGATCTTCCACCTGAAATAGATGTAGCAAAAGCAGCAGAAGCAGCAGCTGATGCAATAAAAGCAGCTGGACTAGCAAGCGATACAGCTGCAGCTGAAGTAGCTGATAATATACAAAAAGATAATGCTACAGACAGAACATCTACTATAAATTTTACTAAATCTTTTGCAAACGGTGATTCAATATCAGGAACCATAACGACTGATAGCGAGACTCTTGTAAAAGCGGCACAAGATCTTGTAGACTCTCTTAAACCTATACTTGAAGTATTTTCAAAAGATCCAGTAAATATTGATGTTAAAGGTGGTATAGATCAGTTACAAAATGATACCAATAAATCATGGTTTCAAAAAACTATAGATTATTTTAAAGAAAAATTTAATATAAAATCTGATGCTGATTTACAAAAACTTGCAAAAGATGCAGAAGCTAAAGCTGCTAAAGAACCAAACCCAACTACACGTGAAAAATTATTAAGACAGGCTAAAATTTTTGGTGGTTTAACATTGGTTGGATTAACTATAGCTGGTGTAATTGAACTTTTTAAACATTTAGCTAATGAAAAATCTGGATGTTATCAGTTACATTTAGGGTCTGGTGATGAAGATATTAAACTTGATTGTGGAACTTTTGCTATTGATGAAACAAATTGTAATTGTGAAACAACAAGTTTTACGGTACTAACAACAAATTGTGGAGTTGACAAGGTTGATACATGTGCAAATAATTATAAATATATATATCGTCATTATAGTGCATGGGATATATTTTGTGATTTTGTTAAAACAGTTGCCGATGATGCTCAGAAAAGTTTTGATTTTTTAGCTAATATAGGACAATTTTTTACAAAATATGGTATTTGGATATTTTTAGGTCTACTTATTCTTATTGGAGTACCACTTATATTTTCATTAATTAAAAGATAATAACTAATTTAATTAAATGAACTGTTCAATTGCCGAACCAATGTTTGGCGACTCTAGAAAATACTTTACACTAGAACTTGATAGTGATACTGTAAAGATGATTAAGATTAATCACGTTAAAAAGGCGATACCAGTTAAAACACTTGTTGACCCATTGAATGGTAACTTATTAAAAGTTAAAATACCATTTCGGTACAATAGAGTCATGTGTAAAGTTACTGGTCAAAAAACAATTCAAGAAATGGTCAAGAGTGACCAGGTTCAAGTGGAAATCAAGTATTGCGGCTGGTGGGAATCTGGCGATTTTGGCGGGCCTTCGTGGAAACTTGTTTCGATTTCGAGTGCGTAGCACTCATATTTATTTTAAGTTCTTGTTCGATTTCGAGTGCGTAGCACTCATATTTTTTTCTTGTTCGAGTTTGAATCAAGTGTGAGAAGATACAAGGTTTGATAAATCAATTGACGAATAGCATCTAAAATATTTTTTAAATATGAATCTTTAATTTTTGTTCCATTAACAATTTTCAAGAGTCGTTTAAAATAAGCCTTGGCCATCATAGGGTTCTGTGACACTGGTCCAGACTTGTACCCAGATATGAGTCCGTAGCGCCCCTGATATCCCTCGGCCCAATCATCCAATAAAGGGACTATACCTTCATAGTACTTCTTGAGAGCCTTGTGCGCCGCGAATGATTTGGTTCGCAAGTGAAATATATGCGCCTGGGTCCTTGAATGCATGAGCCCTGAAACTAGTTTTGCCGCCATTTTTTATTATTTATTTATTTTTTTATTCGCTACCTTTCATACAGTTTCCGCTAAACATGGTGAGCGCAATGGCAAGAAGGAGTGTGTCAAGGAGAGACTGGACTGGCCTGAGGACAGTGATGTGCTTAACAAGTACGGTGTTCCACAAAAATCGAACAACAAAAACATTTATGAAGAGAACAAGTAGGAAGATTACAAGAAACTTGAGAAAGCCGGTTGTGCTCTTGATGTTGATAAAGTCGGAAATCATTTACTATTACAAAATAAAAAAAAATGTAATAGTAAATGAATAATAATATAGAGACTGAGATTAGGTTTGGTAGGTTTCAGGGCTCAAAGTTTACACCTGGTGTAAATGAAAAACAGTTTGCTGAGATTAATCAGTACTTTACAAAGCTAGGCTGGAAAAAATCACATGTTGTTGACAAGGTTATTTCCAGAACAATAAGCAGAACAAAAACAGTACGTAAAATTGGAAACAAGTATCAACTCAAGGAGAAACTAAATACAGTAAATAATAATAAGATTGGTTATCGGTTGGCAAAATCAAAGGAGATTTCATTGAATAATGCAAATATATTCAACAAGGCTAATAAGACGTCACAATATGCAGTTACGCGAGACCGTACCACATTTGTACACGAGAATCACCAGATGGATCTGACTTATTTACCCGAAAATAAAACATTTCAAGTTGAACTTGAGTTCAAAGGTAATAAAGGTGTCAAGGATATTATTGTTGCTGTTTCAAGTATAATAAATAACAGTTACCTGTACAAGACACTTTTAGGAAGTTACAAGTTTGCAGGACCTCTGCCTGGTACATTGACCAAACAGGCGTTTGACCGCAAGTTTTTGACCAAATATAATTACTCCGTCACAGATAAAGCAGATGGCGAACGTTACCTCCTTTATATCAACATGTACGGGGTATTTTCATTTGTTACGAGAAAACTTGAATTCATTCCTCTTCCTGGTCTCCCACCGAGACCGGATTTTGCAAACACAGTTCTTGATGGTGAATTTGTTAACAACACGTTTTATGCCTTTGATGCACTCTTTACACAAGGCAAAGATGTTAGAGGAGCAACCCTTACCAAGAGACTCGACACAGTCTATGAAGTGCTAATGGGTCTCCGACTTCAGTTTCTTCGTATGAAGACATTTTTTGTAGAAAAAAGTAACAAGGTACATGAGTATCCCGGTAATAAACTAACCGCCTTTAAATCTGTTTATGAAGCTGCAAAGTTTGTATGGGGACACAAGTCTCAACTACAGTACAAACTTGATGGGCTCATATTTACCCCAGTCGATGACCCATATTTTAACAAGAATATCCTAAAATGGAAGGATGATAATACCATTGACTTTTATTTTGAGACCCATGGTTCTAAAACAAAACTCTTTCTAGCTGGAATGGGAAAAAATAGTAATTATGGTATCATTCCATTTGATGGTACCAATGGAAAAGGTTCAATTGGAGGAGTCAAGAATCTCATATTCGAGGATCAGGGTCTATCAAATGATTTGCGTCAAGGAATCATTGAAACAACTGGTAACGCAAATCGACCCAAAAAGGGTGTTGCTGAATTTAAGTTTGATGGTGGTACCTTTGTAATGATTAAATTTAGGCCCGATAAAGAGTTTCCCAATGGAGTTGCTGCATCGAACCAAGCCTGGGAGGCGATTCGAAACCCGTTAACCATTGAACAACTTGGACGCGGTCCCTTGTTGCTTCGAGATTATCACTCTGAAATCAAGAGTAAATTAATAATGAAATACGCACCGGGTAAAGTTGTGTTAGATTTGGGTTCTGGTAAAGGTGAAGATATTGGCAAGTACAGCAAGGCGGGTGCCAAACGAGTTGTTGGGGTGGATCTAGTGGCTGTCAAGTACAATCATCCCAATAGCATGTCTTTTTACAAGGTGAATTCTCCAATTTACAATGTTAGAAACCTAGTCAAGAACACCGTGGGACTTTTTGATATTATCAATATAAACTTTGCAATTCATTACTTTTTTGAAAATAAAAAACTTTTTGAGAGTCTTCTTATGAATATTCAAAAGAATCTCAAACCTGGTGGGTACCTTATTGGTACAACACTTGATGGGCGAAAGGTGTATGATTGGCTCCACAAGAAACAGTCTGTTAGTACCAATACTGTAAATCTTGTCAAACATTATCAAAATAATAAAAATAGTTTCAACAAGTTGAAGTTCTTGGGACAAAAGGTTGAAGTTCTTGTCAAAGGAACTAAATATTTTAATAAACCCATTGCAGAGTATCTGGTTAATTTCCAAAAGTTTTTAGAAATTATGGACAAGTGGGGTTTTTCACTAGTCGAAACCAAAACATTTGAAGAAATGTGTGGCGACTCGGTTTGGTGTTCCAAGTTGAGCAACTCTGAAAAGCAATACTCTTTTAAAAATATATATTTTGTTTTACAAAAGAAACTCTAATTCGAGAATGCAAGTCCTCCCATACCAGATTGAATCCTGAGAACATTGTAGTTTATAGCAAACATTTCCAGATATGAATTAGATGATACACCAGTCTTGAGAACAACTGCAACTTGTGAATTATCGACCCGTGAAAAGTTACAAGTACCAGATGGTTGATGTTGTTCTGGTTTGAGTGCAAAAGAGTATGAGTAGATACCTGGGTAAGGATTGCCAGTGTGATGGTAATATGGTTGCATCTGGTTAAAGTACTTTCCAGTCTGAGCCTTCATACGATCCTGTCCATTGATAATGAGTTTTAATGTATCAAGTGGTCCAAAAGATGTACCAGCTGAATTTCCATCTTCAATCCATTGAGTTGCTGTATTACCAGGCGCACCAAACCATTGAACAGGTGTTCCTGTTGAATATGAAATAGGAACGTACCCGTTAGAACTATTAATAGTATTACTAGTATTTGTTGTAATAACAATACGATTTAAAGTATCTGCGTCATCTGTCAAGTCCCAGAGCTTTTTTCCACCCGATGAATTTTGTGTAATACACCACACAAGTTCCTTGACTGGGTGGTTATATGTGATACGTGAAAAGTTTGTGTTTCCAATTGTAGAAGTCAAAGCAGATGCGCCAGTGTACTGAAGTTGTTCAATAAGGTACTCGTGTCCCTTTTGAGCAAACATACGACGTTCCTCTGTATCAAGATAAACGTAATTGCACCATACATTAAAGAATGTCGAATTGAAATACGATGTAAACTCTTGTGAAATATCAAAATCAAGTTTTACTTCATGGTACTGAAGTGCTATCAGAGGAAGGTACAAACCAGGGTTTCTATTGAAAAAGAATAATAGAGGAAGGTACACTTTGCCATTATTGCTATTAGCTGCGCCAAGATTTAAAAGATTTGGATTACTTGTCATTTTTCCATACTGAATCTTCTTTGTTTCATCAAGGTAAAGCTCCGAGTATAACCTCCACCAACGCTGGTAATGCTTATCAATCTGTTGACCACCAATAGTTAATATAATATCAGAAATGGCACGTTCAGCCATCCAAGATGTTCCGTCAAGTGTTCCGACAACATTTGAAAAACCACTGTATACATTTGTACCAAGAGATACGGTATTCGACTGAAGTTCTATGTACATTTCACCAGCAAGATCACCATTACGAGCAATCACAACTGAAATTTTAGAATTGCTTGTTATAGCAGCTATTGCAATCTGTCCATTTGTCGTCTGCTGAATAGTCTCCATGGCAAAGTTTGTGTGACGTTTATAAACAGCCTGAAAAAATGTAACAGTTGGGTTTCCTGTAAGAATAACATCTTGTTCACCATATGCAACTAATTGTATTAGACCACCCATTAATAGTTACAAAGTTTTTATTTCTTGGTAAAAGTAAATGCGAAATGGTGGTTCTCTTCCTTTATCTGGGAGTGAAAGTATGTATTCTTGGTATCCGTGGGGTGGTAAGGGCCTCCATGTGGACAACTGCTACGCTTATGCGGTTGGCGACCACGCCAAGTACCGTATGAACAAAAGTGTTCCCGGTAATCGCTCTGGTATGTCGAGTATATTTCATACGTATAGAAATTGTAAAGGTCTGGCGGCTCGCGTTATTTCAGACAATCCCAAAAAGGTTTATAAAGCCCGAGGGGATGAGAAATGTAGGAAAAACTTTTACAAGATAATGATGTTTGTGGCGCCAAAGAATAAATATAACAATTCAACTGGTGATTTTCATTTTTATAAACAACATGGGCTTGTCAAGTACACTATACGGCAAGGTGATACACCTTCTAAAATTGCCAAGTTTTTTAAGATTCCAGTTTCGAGACTTCCTATAAAGTTGCCGCCAAAGGGTAAATGTATCAAGGTCAAGGCGAATGTATTTAGTCACAAGTTGGGATGGGCCACTGGACCTCTTTTGTATGATGCAGCGGGTAAAATAATCAAGGATCCAAGGAGAGCCAATAGAAATTATGGATACAATTATACCAAGTATTGTTCATCATTCTGTGTCAAGAACAAGGGGATTGATGTTAATACCAAAGTCAGAAATAATTTGATTAAGTTCTTCTAGATTGGAAGCATTAAATGATAATTCACTTCCATGTTCTAAATTAAATCTTGACATTAACATTTCAATAACATCATTATCTGTCATTTCTTCAACTGTAACTGCTCTTGTACGAATATTTTCTACATTAATAGTTACACGGAATGTGGGTCTATCAAATTCAGTGCGACACGTGGGGCACGTGTTACCACCTGCGGAAATCCATTCATCTATACACGTACCGTGATACAAGTGACCGCAATCTAATTTTTTGGATGTTCTAGTGTACCGTACTGGGTTCAAACATATAGAACATTCACACATTAATGGTAGAGTTTAATAAATAAATACATATTATTCGCATCTTATTGGTACTCTTCTAATTCTAGTGCCAATGTTATTATTTGTTGGGTTATAGCCAACGGGGATGCAAGACTGAGACCAGCAACTAATATAGCGGTACTTATTATTATTGAAGATGCTATTATATACTTTAGTGCGATTGTTTTTGCAGCAAACATTAGTGTTTTATAAGACGCTCCAACTGCGGAAAGTTTCATTATAGTCATTAATATATACATAGGAATTTTAGTGTCGTCATTTTTAGACACTAATGATGATAATAATGACATTAGATGTGTCCATGCCAATTTTGCAAATTTACGACTTAATTTAGACCTTGCTTCTGAATTTTTCAGAAACGACCAAAAAAGTACCATCACGATTCTGTCACCATCACTATTAGCATATAATACACCTGGATATAAATATGCCTCTTGTAGTTCCTTTTTAAAAGTTCCATTTACCTTATGTTTCATTATAACTACATCAGCTTTCCTTAATTTAAGATCTTCTGATGATATACTAGCTTGTGTAACTGCGATAAATGATGCTTTTATTGCATTTTTAACTCCATTTTGAAGACTATTTACTGATTGTTGCACCTGAGTTTCTATAATTTTTTGTGATTCATTTACTCGTTTGTTAATATTTCTTTTTGCTTGATTTTTTAATGTTTTTTGATTTTCTAATGATTGGTTTACAAATAATTGAACGGTATTTTGTGCTTTTTTATGCATAATTTGTAATGTTTCTACATTTGCTTGGATATTACCAAGAGCTACAGCACTAGCTTTAGTTAAAGGAACATTTTCATCAGCTAGTAAGGTTACAAGCCTGGTAAAGTTTTCAGTATTTGGTATTTTTAATGCTTCATTTACAATAGCAACTTCATTAGTGACAAATGTTTTATTTACATTTATAACGGCATTATTTATTAATTTTTGTGCACTTATATTTGAACTTTTTAATGCTAATGTGAATGGGGTAATACGTTCATTTATATGAGTTTGTAAATTTTTACTCTCGCGTTTTACTAAATTTTGTAATCTTCTAGTTCGTCTTGTTCTGAATACTTGCCAGTTATTTTCTTGTACCTTTTGTAAATTTTGTAATTTTTTGTTTTCTATTTTTTCTGAATTTTCTAATTTTTTTATTGCTAAATTGCTTCGTTGTTTCATGGTTTCATTTTGTTTTGCATTTTTTAAATGGTTAAAAGTACTATTAATTACTCGTTGATTTGGGTTTTCAACTCTATTTAATTTTTTTAATCTAGTTTCAGTAGCAGCCTTGTTTGCTGTAGCTAAAGTTAATCTTCTTATTGCATTAACTAATTTATTTTTTTTTGTTAGTACAAATTTTTTTCTATTAGCAGTATTATTATTTCCTGCTACTGGATAAACTAAATTATTTTTTTTTGCAAAATGACGTGATCGTAAATTAGTAGGATTATTGGCTTTTACCATTTTATATTGAGTTTTTATTCCTACATTTTTAGCAAAAGATGCATATTCTTTTGCAGCATTTTTTACATTATTAGGCTTAAAATTTACAGCGGAAGATAAGTTTTTTCGTCTTTTACTACCATTACTATACGGAACTACACGACTTGAATTATTTTGCCTACTACCACTACTATACGGAACTACACGACTTGAATTATTTCTCCTAACATTATAAGAAGGAAGAGCTAATGCATTAGACTTGGGTCTATAAGCTTTGGCACCACCAAAAGTTGCCAGTCCTAATGTGAACATTTGCCAAGGTGTTAATCTTTTTTTACGCGGTCCTGGCATTTATATTATATGATTATTAAAAATAAATGCAGGGCCTTCAGCCTGTAATTCCATAACTTCTTGCTGAAGAGATTCAATGGCATCACGATACTTTTCTCTCAGAGTTTCCTCAACTTTTCCCTTGAATAGTATCATGGAATCATCCTCTTGTTTTACACGACACACTGGACACTCATTTGATGTAACAAACCAATTGAGTATACAATCTACATGATATGAGTGACCGCATGTTAAGCGTTTAGTACTCACAGTATTTGTACTACCAACATTTTCAAAACATATAGAACATTGTTGTTTAACATGCCGACAACACATTCCATTTAATATAATTTTACCTTTACAACCTGTTTTACCTGTGCATGTTGCCATTTATACTAATGGTGGTTTTATTCTATAATACTTGTAAATAATTTGAGCCTTTTGAGTTGGATAAATTAAAAGTTTTGAACGAATTAAGAGTGGCAATTTACTTGTATTCAAAAGAGCATCATGAGTTTTTTTCAATGTATCAACTTTAGTATTAGCATATAAAGGTGCTATATATGTTCTGAAAGAACTTTTACCATTATTTTTAGACATGTGAGCTAGAACATTTCGTATTGTAATAGGTGGTTTTTTTTTAGTATAATTTCTTTCCGCCTTTAAAGTAAAATTAAAAGATGCTGGATGTTTACCCATGAGTGAATTATTTTTACGTTTCAGTGTAACATTTGTAGGATGAACTGCTTTATTATAGGGCCATGAATTATTAGATGTATTCAGTGGTACATGTTTTTTAGCTCTATTTTCAAGTGTTCTTCTACATGATGCAATCACATAAACACCTGGACCCGTATCTTCTAAAACATTTGACAATTTTGTTCGAGTTCCTCTTTTTATGGGACCAGCTGTTTCTGCAAATTTAGGTGGTTTATTAAATCTATTAGCATAATGAGTTAATATATGTTGCTGAGATGTTAATGGCAATTTTCGCACATAAGCAAGACCCCTAAAAATTTTATTATTAAATGTTAAACTCATATTTTTATAGGTTTGGTCTGGTAAGTGTGTTCTATTTTTAATATTTGAAACATATATATATTTATCTGGAATATTTCCATTTAAAAACTTTTCTAAATCTTTTCTAGTTTCAAAAAAATTGTGGTATACACTTCGGGCCAAAGGTAAAAGGGTACAATATCCAGGATTTGTTAAAAACATTAAAACTGTATCTTTTGGTACAGTCTTTACATTGTTCAACATTGTCCCATGTGCATTTATTAATTTAGCCCCATGTTGTTTATAAATATTCTTAATCATTAACTATTGCGTGCACTTTTTTTTACAGCAAATCTAGGATCGACAGGTCCCTCACTTCTAAGTTTTCGATTACTTGTAACAAAATTAAAAAGACTTGTAAGTGGTACACCCATTTTTTGACCAGGTGTTCCACGCACTTTTACACTTACACCAGGTGTTTCTGTAAGTTCTTGTAGTGTACTATTTTTATTAGGAGTAAGTATATTAGATGTATAATTTGCAGGATACCTAAAAACATTCTTCACCATATTTTTAACATTATTATTATGTAATCCATATTGTTTATATACTTTCATTAAAGGTAACATGAATGTACCACTTTCTAAATTAAATTTAACTGTTCCATTTTCAGTTTTTTGTAACTCACCTGATGCCACTACAAAATTTGACCGAAGAGTTTGATATGCTAGATTACCCATAAATACGTGACGTGTCATAAGTTCTTGTCGGGTTGTTAAAGGTGAAAATACAATTGAAAATGTTTTAGAATTTTTATTATATTTAATAAGAAATAGATATGAACCTGGATCAAGAGATTCTACAGTTTTATTTTTTATTACAAGTGGAGTACCTTTTGAACTATTTTGAGAAATTGTAACTCTTAAAGGTTTACAAACTTGTACATTATTTTTTGATGTTTTTTGTCGTGGCCCACATGATCCATAACTTATTTGAGAAACATTAAAACTATTATTACTATTTAAAAGTTTACGCAATGTTAATGTATTTTTTTTAGGAGATTCATTTTTATTTTTATTAGGAGGTTTAGGATACAATCCTCTCAAAAACCGTTTAACATAATCCATTTATATTACCATAGTATTTTTTTTAGTACACATTGGGCATTTTAAGGAGAGGAGTGTTACATTCAACGCACAGGGGCATTCCATTTAGTCCCTTGACATTCTGGTTTGCTCCTACAATTCGTTCGATGACTGATGGACCTTGACGCTGGAGGAGCTGACGGTACGCATAATTATCCACAAGTGGGATTCCATTTTTTTCCATTACATAATTATTAAACAACGAAGCGGCTGTGTTAATTTCAAAGCATCTACCATCGGCCATTCCCAATCTTGTCGACATTTATATCAACCTAGAAATTAATCGGCACGTTACTGCGTGTAAAATGCCATGGCTGGTACCCATGTTCCCTGAGATGTTTGATACAATCTTCAATCTTGTACCCGTAGACTGTATCAAAAACATCCGTTACCAATGTCCGAGAAACCTTGATCACCTCCTTGTGTGCATTGATGTGCTGGTTGATGATGTTGTAGGCGAATACAATCTCCTTGAGAGTCCGCGCTCCTGTGACTATAATTTTTCCTGTACTGAAAATACTTGTCGTCACTTGCTTCATATTTTCAGATGGTTTAAACTTAATCTTTACCGCCGAGTACCTGTCCGGTTCAAATGTTACACTTGAAAATAACTTGTTTTCTGAAAAGACACGCATAGTCTCCATCAAGTTGATGTTATAATTGAGACTAAAGTTGGTGTTAATCATCACCACGATAAACTCACTGCTTGGAATTTTAATTTCAAGAATTTTATTCAAAATAAAGGTTAATTGTTTGATTACTCGACGACAATCAAACAAGTCTGAACATCCTGCAACCTGAACACTTCCATTTGGAAAAACCTTGACAGACTTGGTACTGTACTGATCAATGTATCCAAGTGTAATTTGATTATAAAAGGTGTTATCCTTCATCTTCCACTCAAATCCATTAGAAGTACTACCCTTGGCTCGAATTTTTATATTAATAGACTGACATGCCAAACATCGGTCATGTTTGGGATTCAATTGATATTTTGGACGACATTCTGCACACATGTAATGATTTCGAAGTTTTGGAATATCAATTTCTTGTTGAAACTTGGAAATAATTGTAATGGTTGTAATCTTGACCCATGAAGGGCGATGATCTTCTGGAAAATTGTCACGAAAATCACCGAGGGTCGAAAGATAATTAAACGTGTGGGTATCAGCAAACTCAGCCATCTTTATAATTAGTTTCTTTTCTTCTTAATTATTTTTTAGACATGTATTTTTTAACATGTTCTTGATAAATTTTTTTCAATTGACAATTTGTAAATTTGGTACCAAGTGACTCGCGTATACTTTTTATGGATGTGGTATCAAGTTTACCAAGTTGTTTACACAATGGCGCTTGACTCTTGAACAAGAGTTGTGAAAACTTGTGAGTATTCATTTATGTTATATGAGTATTAAAACTTAAAGTTACTAAATAAATAATAATGTTTAAAAATTGTATATTGTATACAAATTGTGTTGGAAGTCTTGGAATTAAACCATTATTTGAATCAATTGGATGTCGCATAAAACATTATCATAATTATATTGAGAATGAATATCCAACTGATGAAGAATTAGCAACATGTGATCTTTTTATTTTTCAATATTCATCAAAAGAACCAATTGAAAAATATACTTCAAAATTATCTCCAAACTGTAAACAAGTTAGTTTTCCCTATATATATGATGATGGAACATTTAGTATTCATATGGGGACTGGTGGATTTTCCATAATTGATAAACTTGTTCAAAAGGGACATTCATCAGATGAAATTTTAAAAATGTATGATGATAATTCTATAAATTTTGAATTATCTGATAGACGGTTAAAAAGTATAGAAATATTACAAGAACGTGAAAAACATTGTACAATTAAAATATCAGATTTTATTAAATTAAATCGTGATAAACCTTTATTTTTTACACATAATCATCCTACCATGATTTTAACAATTGAACTTTGTAATAGAATTTGTACACAATTGAATTTGAACCATTTTCAGAATAATAATTACGGTTGGTTATATGGATTACATTTGGACATGACGGGATTTTGTCATTTTCCGTATAATAAACGTGAATCCACATTAAAACGTAGTATGTTAAATCTTGATAAATATTCAATATGTAACCAAGTTAAATGTGTACATAATAATCCCAATAATATAGAAGATTTTTATATATTGAGTGATGAACTTACTCGTAAATCTATTATCAACTATCTAAATAATTTGGTACATTAATATATTATAATATATTAATGGATAAGTTTAAAGAAGATTTTACACTAGAAGAAAGAAAAAATGAGTCGAGTAAATTACTTTTAAAATATGATGATAGGATTCCGGTTCTTATAAAACCGGGTAATAAGATTACACCAAATGTTGACAAGTACAAGTATCTTGTTCCAAATAGTTTAACAGTTGGAGAATTTGTTTCCATAATCAGGAAAAGGATAAAACTTGGGTCTGAAAAAGCCATGTTTGTTTTTACGGGTGGTATTTTACCGCCAACTGGTAATTCACTTTATAGTATTTATCAAGAACACAAGGATGAAGATGGATTCTTATATCTTGTCTATTCTCTCGAGAATACATTTGGTTCAGATACATAATTGGAAATTAAATATTTATATAATTAAATGGTGAAAGTGTTAAGAAAAAATCTAAATGGAAAATTTATTGTATCTACAAAAATACCATCATACAAAAGAAATTTTCATATATCATTTAACAAAAATAACACTGTTGCTCATGCTTCTATGTATAACAATTATACATATCCTAAATATAAGTCTTATCATTATATACCCCAAGAAGCTGTAAACAAAAAAAAATTTACAGCTTTTACCCGTAATATTACAAACTCAAAAAACAA